CTGCCCACATCTGGACGATTGGCTACGGCCATGTCCTGTACCAAGAGCAGATCAGGCTCCCGGTCATCCGCAAGGAAGGCTACACCGGGATGCTGCGCTCTGAGTTCCCGCTCAAGCCGGAGGACAACCGTGTCTGGACCAAGACGGAGATCGACGAACTATTCCGTAATGATGTCGGGACTTTTGAACGTGGTGTTCTTCGACTTGTTCCCGGCGTATCTGGCCGTCAAGGCTCTTTTGACGCTCTTGTCAGTTTTGCCTTTAATGCAGGGCTAGGCAACTTGCAGCGCAGCCAGATCAGGATGCGCGCCAACCGGGACGACTGGAACGGAGCGGCAGACGCCTTCCGCCAGTGGACGATGGGCGGCGGCAAAGTCCTTCCAGGTCTGGTTAAACGCCGGGAAGCCGAGATTGCCCTTTTCCTGTCTTGACGGGAGAATACGGTTATGCCTCAAGTCTTCTCCGCCCGCTTACGTTCCCAGTATGCTTTCATGGCGTCGGATTGGCGTTTGCGTTGTTCCGGCGACCGCAGTGTCGCGGCGCGTTTGGCGGCGATGGTGGGATCGGTGTTTAGCACCTTGTGGTACTCGCGCATTGGATTGTCGGCTGATAACAACCGTTCTCTCCGACGCAGCCTCTCTTCCTCTGAGTGGATGCGTTTGCCGACCCTCTTGGCAGACATCATGGTTCGGTACTCAGGGTCTGCCCACTTGGCTTTGATCTTCTCGCGCACCTCGGGGCGCTTGGCAGGGTTGGCATCACCAGAAAACAGCACGCGCACGTCAGGGTCAAGCATGCGTTTACGCTGCTGCGCTCTTGCGGCTTCGCTTCGTGCTGGGTGGTTAGGGTTCAGCATGGCCTGCCGAAGTTTTTCTCGATGTTCTGGGGTTCGTGCATGAGCGCCGTCACCACCGGACGTGAGATTAGTCAGAGGCCCAGTGCCGGTCTGCACACGTCCAATTTCGGCGATAAGTCGGCACTCCAGAGCGACGCCTTCTTCGACAGAGGTTACAGGGCGCAACTCGATGATCACACGATCAACGCCAATCTCGATAAGTTTTTGTTTGCACAACCAACTGCGGTTGCCGTTATTTCTAGGGTTGCTACGCCTTTCGTTTTTGGTAAATCCAACGTAGAACGGGGTACCCTCCGGCGTCTTCCAGATGTAGACATACATGGTGTTCTCCTAATTGATGGCAGGCCAGTATAATGCTCCAGAAGATTTTGTTCAAGCCCGGAGTCAACCGCGAAAACACGCGGTACACCACCGAAGGCGGGTGGTACGACTGCGACAAGGTTCGGTTCCGTCAGGGCACGCCTGAGAAGGTGGGTGGTTGGGTCCGCATCTCTGTCAGCACGTTCCTTGGTGTCTGCCGTTCTCTGTGGAACTGGGTAACACTGCTCAACTTGAACCTGATTGGTGTTGGCACAAACCTCAAGTTTTACATTGAGCAAGGTGGGGTGTACAACGACATCACGCCGTTGCGTACCACAGTCACCATCAACAACAACCCGTTTGCGCTGACCGCCTCGACCACGGTCACGGTCACGGACACAGCACATGGCTGCGTCACGGGCGATTTTGTGACCTTCAGCGGTGCCGTTGATATTGGGGGCGTGGGCACCAACGTTACCGCAGCGGTGTTAAACCGTGAATTCCAAGTCACGGTGGTGGACACCAACACCTACACCATCACAATCTCTGTGGTGCCTAACGCCACAGCCATCGCCGGTTCTCCTGGAGGCGGTGCTGCGGTTGTTGCCGCCTATCAGATCAACACTGGTCCTGCTACCGTTATTCCGCTGACAGGCTGGGGGGCAGGCGCTTGGAGTTCTGGTTCTTGGGGCATCACGTCTACTTCAGGCTACTCGTTACGACTCTGGAGTCAACGAAACTGGGGCGAGGACTTGGTGTTTGGCCCGCGTGGCGGAGGTATGTATTACTGGGATGCTACGACAGGCGTAGCTGTGCGCGGTTACAACTTGGCTACGGCTGTTGGGGCATCGGACGTGCCGACCGTCCAGAACGTGATCTTTGTGTCCGACGTAAATCGTTTTGTGTTTGCGTTTGGATGCAACGACTACGGCTCTTCCGCAGTAGACCCCATGCTGATCCGTTGGTCAGACCAGGAAGATGCGCTTAACTGGACGCCTGCGGCCACTAACCAAGCAGGTAGCTTACGACTATCCACAGGGTCGGAGATTGTTACCGTTATTCAAGCTCGTCAGGAAATCGTAGTATTTACCGACTCCGCCCTTTATTCGTTGCAATACCTCGACGCACCCATCTTCTGGGGCGCTCAGCTTCTCGGCGACAACATCTCCATCGTCGGCCCCAACGCCGTAGCCATTGCTTCTGGTGTGGTGTACTGGATGGGCGTGGACAAGTTCTACCAGTATGACGGTCGTGTGCAGACGCTCCCCTGCGATGTGCGCCGTTATGTGTTCAGCAACTTCAATGCAGCCCAAGCAGCCCAGGTTTTTGCTGGTACGAACGAGGGCTTCAACGAAGTCTGGTGGTTCTACTGCTCGGCGGGCTCCTACTCAGTGGACCGCTACGTTGTCTATAACTACCTTGAGCGCATCTGGTACTACGGCACGATGGCCAGGACCGCATGGCTTGATTCTGGTATTCGAGATTACCCGTTAGCGGCTACCTACAGCTATAACCTTGTTAATCACGAATCGGGCATCGACGACAACGAAACGGGCACGCCTGCTCCAATCCTGGCCAACATCTCGTCGTCTGAATTTGACATCGGCGATGGCCACAATTTCGGGTTTGTCTGGCGCATACTGCCTGACCTGACGTTTGAGAACTCGACGGCCAACACGCCCACCGTCAACATGACGCTCTACGGGCTGTACAACTCAGGCTCTGGCAGCATCGACAGCGCAGGACAGCCGGTGGTTAGGGGCAATACGTACGTCATCACCGAAGAGTTCACGGGGCAGATTTACACCCGCGTGCGTGGGCGGCAGATGATCTTCAAGATCGACTCCAACCAACTAGGCACGGCGTGGCAGCTTGGCGCGCCTCGTATCGACATTAGGCCGGATGGACGCAGATGAGCTTCCTTATCGAAAATGTCACCGTCCCTGCACCGCCCAATCTTCCTCTTGCCCCCCGGGACTACGAGTCGCGTTACCACGAGCAGTTCAACAACGTCCTGCGCCTGTACTTCAACCGACTCGACGCACTGCTGAGGGGCCTCGTGACTACAACCACACCCATCCCCATTTCCATCGGCGGCACCAACACAGATGCCTTTGGGCGACTGCGGGTCAGTCAGCCCTATACGCTCTTTGATAGCCAGAACCGCTACGCTGCGGACAATCAGTTCGACGTTTCTACGACCGGGACGGGCACGACCACGTTCCTGCCAAACGAAGCAGCAGTGAAGATGGAAGTCACCGGGGCCGGTGTTGGCTCCGTCCTGCGTCAGACTTACCGCTCGTTCCCGTATCAGCCGGGTAAAGGACTGCTGGTGCTTGCCACCTTCGTGATGGACAGCAACATGAGCCTGAACCTCACGCAGCGCGTGGGGTACTACAACGACCAGAACGGCGTGTTCTTCCAGCGCATCGACGGCACGTTCTCATTCGTGCTGCGGTCCTATGTCACAGGCTCTGTTTCCAATGTTCGGACGGTCGATCAGGCAGACTGGAACGGCGACAAATTGGACGGCACCGGGGCGTCGGGGTATACCCTAGACCCGTCCAAGGCTCAGATTTTGTGGATGGACTTTGAGTGGCTTGGCGTTGGATCAGTCCGGTGCGGCTTCATCATTGACGGCCAGTACATCGTCTGCCACACGTTTAACAACGCCAACGAGATCACCAACGTCTACATGACCACGGCTATCCTGCCGGTGCGATATGAGATTGTGACCACGACGGCTGCGGTGGCGGCGTCTATGAAGGCTATCTGCTGCTCGGTGGTATCCGAGGGCGGGTTTGAGCAGACCTCCATTGACCATGTGGCGCGACGCACCACAGTCCTGGGCACCATCGGTTCTACTTTCTTGCCCGTGGTCTCCATCCGTCTTGCTTCAGGTCGGACGGGCGCGGTTGTGCTGCCCAACCGGGTGCAGGTTCTGCCCACGACTAATCAGAACTACGAGGTGGCGCTGATCAAGAACCCCACCCTGACCGGCGCATCATGGACGGCAGTGCCGACTGATTCCAACGTGGAGTTTGATGTAGCAGCCACGGCCACCACGGGAGGCTCTATAGTGCAGACGGACTATGTGACGGCAACCGGCTCAGGTGGAGTGGGTAACACGAGCGCAGCCACAGGCTATAACTTTGACCTCCAACTGGGTGCGTCCATCGCGGGCGTCAGCGACATCTACACCGTTGCTGTCAGAACCGTATCTGGCGCCACCACAGGCGACGTGGTCGGGTCGCTTTCCTTCTACGACTTGACCCAATAAAATGACCTCAACCTTTTTCCCGGGATAAATCATGGCCACTGCTCAACAAGGGATCATGGCTTTGCCAGAAATGAGCCAACAAGCACAGACAGCGGCCATCAGCCCCGAGCAGATGGCCGCTTTTGACCAAATTCGCCAGAGTGTTTCCCCCAAGGAATTCTCTGACGAGCTGCTGTCTAGTGCCTCCCAAGCCGACCCTCAGGCCGTAGCTGA